TCGATGAGTTGGAAAAACAAATCGAGGAGCAAAATCGAAAAGCACCAACACCAGGTAAAACTGAAAAACGAGGAGGAAAAACATTGGAACAACGTGAAGCAATTGCTAAATACATTCGTACTGGTCAAACTCGTGACATCGTAGGTTTGAAAACTACTGATTCAGGAAGCGCAGCTTTAATCCCTACTGAAGTTTTGCAACCTCATTTTGTTAACAAAACACGTAATCCACTTTTGGATCTTGTGGAGCGTGTTAAAGTTAACAGTGGATCCGGTAAATATCCAGTTATCAAGAAAACAGATGGTGTAATGGTTTCAACAGATGAATTGAAATCAAATCCAGAACTCGGAAAACCAGCAATCAGCGAGATTGATTATTCAATCAAGACTTACCGTGGATATGTCCCTGTGTCACAAGAAATGATTGACGACGCAGACTATGACATCATGTCCATTGTTGAAGATGAAGTGTTCAATCAAGGTGAAAATACTGAATTGTCATTAGTTACAGCTGTCCTCAAAACAGCTACCCAATCAGATGCAGTTGGATTTGATGGTATTAAAGATATCTACAACAAGAAGCTTAAATCAATTTACAAAGCAAGCATCGTTGTAACTAAGTCAATGTTTGCTGCACTAGACAAGGTGAAGGACAAAGATGGACGCTACATGCTTCAAACTGATGTAGCTTCACCTACTGGATATTCATTCGGTGGTAAAACAATCTACAAAGTAGATGACACAGTGTTTGGAAATGAAGGGGACATGAAATTCTTCATCGGTGATGTCACTGAGTTCGTCAAAGAATTTGACCGTGCTCAAGTATCCGTTAAATGGGTGAACAATGACATTTACGGACAATTGCTTGGGCTTTTTATCCGTTTGGATATTAAGGAAGTAGATGAAGAAGCTGGATTCTTCGGAACTTACACTGATGTTGTAGCTTAAGGAGGTGGCGTATGAGCTATAAAGTAATCCGTCCTTTCAAGGACTTGGCTGATCCTGAAAAACATGACTATGCTGTTGGCGATATCTTTCCTCGTGAAGGATATGAGCCCACAGATAGCTTTACCAATGGCCTTTTGACTGGTGCCAACACTGCTGGCTCTATCTTCCTTGAGGTTTTGGGAGATGATGAGCCTAAGAAACCAGCTCCTGAAACAAAAGAAGTTAAGGAAGATCCCGAAGTTGAGCAGGAAGAAACAGTCGAGGAAACTGCTGAAGAGCCTGCTAAGGAAGTTGAGGAGTAAGCATGGATGAAGGTCAGCTTTTAGAATTGCTGAAGCTTAAGTTGGGTATTTCAACCGACTTGAGAGACAAGCCGTTAAAAAAAATCATTTCAAGTGTCGTCACTGAATTGACCGATAACCTCGGTATCGAGCTTGTTGGTGAGCGTGCTGACCATGAAATGTTTATCGTTGACTATGCTGCTTATCGCTATGAGGGTGGGGTGGATATGCCACGTCACCTTCAATGGCGACTGCATAATTTACAGATAGCATCAAAGAAAGAGGTCAAGAATGTGGAATCATGAAATCAAACTGATCTCTAAAAAAGTCACAGGTAAGGACAAGTTACTACAACCAATCTCTGAAGATGTTGAAGTTACTCTGTTGTGTCGTAAAAAGAAGGTTACTCGCTCTGAATTTTATCAGGCGAACCAGGCAGGTCTAAAACCGAGCTTGGTCGTTGAGATTAGAAATTTTGAGTATGAGAATCAGGAGTTTGCGAAATTTGAAGGCAAGCAATATCGTATCTTGAAAACCTATCCTATCGATTCTGAAATTTTAGAGTTGACTTTGTCAGAGGTCTTGAAATGAGTAATGACCTTGCTGATTTTATAGCGAAAGAGCTTGCAGCTTACTCTGATGAGGTTACTGAAGAAGTGGATAAGATTGCAGAGCAAGTGGCTGATGAGACTGTGGATGAGTTGAAAGAGACAAGTCCGAAACGGTACGGAAAGTATCGTAGAAGTTGGAAAAAGAAGAAGTTGGGCAATGGCTCTTTTGTTGTCTTCAACGCAGTTGCAAGTCTTACTCACATACTTGAGAACGGGCACCTTTCAAGAAATGGTGGTCGTGTCGCTGGTATCGTCCACATCAAGCCAGCTGAAGAAAAAGCAATTCAGAACTTTGAGAAGCGTATCAAGGAGATTGGGAAATGAAGCTATCAGACTTTGCTGCTATTTTGGAACAGGCAAACTTGCCTGTCACTTATAGAGCGTTTAAAATTGGAAACGCTCCTGACCTACCTTACCTGGTCTATTATGAATCAAGTCCAGTCATCAATGCAGCTGACAATACGGTTAATCATCAGATTAAGAGCGTGACAGTAGAGCTAGCTTTTGAGCGGAAGGATGAAGATTTGGAAGAACGTCTGGAAGAGCTGTGGACAACCCACGAGCTCTTTTTCGATGTTCAAGAAGAAACATTTATCGAGACTGAAAGACTCTATGTCAAGTCTTATACAGTCTATTTATACTAAGGAGGAATGACATGAAGCAAGAAAATAAAGTAACCTTTGGTTTAAAAAATGTTCACGTTGCGCCAATTAAATCAATTGGTGCAGATGGAGTGATTGCTTACGATGAAATTTTCCGCTTTCCTGGAGCAATGGAATTGACATTGGATCCAAAGGGTGAATCAACACCAATCAAAGCAGATGACATCGATTATCACTTTATGAATTCAAATGAAGGATATGAAGGTAAATTCAAAATCTCTCACATTATTGAAATGTTTGCGACTAAAATTTTGGGTGAAATCAAAGATGCTCAGACGGGTGTTTTGACTGAAAAAGCTGATGCAGAATTCACATCATTTGCCTTGATGTTTGAATTTTCAGGGGACAAGAACAAAACACGTCACGTTCTTTACTATTGTTCAGCGAGCCGTCCAGGCAATGGCTCAAAAACCAAGAACGGTACAAACGTCAATGAGCGTGAACTTGGCTTTAAAGCAAGTCCTCGTCCTCTTGATTCAGTTGTTAAACGTTCTATCACATCAGCTGATAATAAGGAAATCTATGACAACTGGTTCAAGAAAGTGTATGAACCTACTGCGGTGGCGGCTTAAGGAGAAAATCTATGCGTAAAATCGTTTTGGTTGGCGATCAGGAGTATGAGTTAGGCACTAATGGCTATACTCCTATTGCCTACAAGCAACAATTTGGGAAAGATTATTTTCAAGATTTGTTCTCGATGTTGAAAAATCAATCATTCATGAATGAATTGAACAAGTTGGAAACCGACAAGGAATTGACAGCGACTAACATGGACATTTCAATGCTAGAAGAGTTTGATATGACCTTTTTCAACCGCCTTTTTTGGACCTTTGCTAAATCTGCAAATCCTCACATCAAGCCTTATGAACAATTCTTCATGGAAATGGAAGCCTTTCCGATTCAGGAAGTTGGGCCCGTTCTGATGGAAATGCTGAATGCGAGCATGACGACAAAAAAGCACCAGATGAATCAGAATCAGCTAGTGAAGAAATCTTCACAGTAGAATCCTATCTATCCTGCTGTAAAGAAACTGGTCTGTCTATCGATGATCTAAAGCACATCTCAATCGGAATGGCTCTGGATTATCAGACGGATTATGTGAATTTACGGAGTGAGGATAAGGGCGGCGAACGGAAAGCCACGCAAGCTGATTTTGACAGTTTTTAAAGAAAAAATGAGTGCTGAGAGAGCGATTCTAAGGTCAAGTTCATTGTCCTAACTGCATTATCAGTCGTAGAAGTTCTCTCAGCGCTTTTCTATTTTTTATGAAAGGAGGAAATATGGCAGGAAATATCAAAGGTATCAAAATTGAAATCGATGGCGACACGCAACCATTACAGAAAGCGTTAAAAGCTATTAATAAAGAGTCTGTTAATACTACAAATGAACTAAAACAAATTGATAAGGCTTTAAAGTTTGACACTGGGAACGTTATTTTACTAACCCAAAAACAAGAAGTCTTACAGAAACAAGTAGGTATAACCAGAGACAAACTAGAAACTTTAAGACAAGCCCAATCTAAAGTAGATGAGGAATTTAAAAAGGGGAATATTGGTTCTGAACAGTATCGCGCTTTCCAGCGTGAAGTAGAAGTGACTCAAAATGTCCTAAAAGGATATGAGGGAAAGCTTGCTAGTGTCACTCAAGCTCTTGAAGGAAATGGTGATGCAGCCAAGAACAATCAAGCTCAACTAAAAGAATTGCAGAATGAACAAAAATTACTTGCTAGTGAATCTGAAAAAGTAGTTAGTTCGTTTAAACTGCAAGAAAGCCAGATGGGTGCCAATGCTAGCGAAGCAGACAAGTTAGCATTAGTCGAAAAAAAGATTGGCGAACAGTCTGAAATCGTTACTCGTCAAATCGAAAACCTTGAGAAGCAGTTAAGCCTAACTAAAGAACAGTATGGCGAAA